AGAACGCTTGGCTGGCTTACTGCTCCCACATTATAGGTCAAGGTGGATGCTGCGAGTTTGTTGAACACGCCAACTAAGGCATCTTCAATTCCATTGAGGTTTCCTTCGTTATCGAACAAAGGTACTGTGATGATTATTCTAAAGTTAGCGGTTGGTGCAATCGTGTTGTGTTGATTATTGTTTGGCTCAAGATATGGATCAGAAGGCGAAACGATTACAGAGTTAGCCAGAACTGTGGCTGGTGGGAATGCAAAGGTTTGCCACTTTGAGTTATCGACTAATGCTGTCGCAATCGTGGTTCTAAGAGTAGTAAGAGCAACTGGCATTATCCGACCATCGAACGTGGATCAAGGGCGTGAGCAATAAGCCCTCTCACCTTTGCTAAGAGCTGTGCAGACATGCGATAAGGCGATGGTTGGAAATCTACTGTGTTAGCACCATTAAGAGTGGTTGTGCGAGCTTGCCAGATTTCAACTGAAATCATAAGGGCTGCTTGCTGAACTGCTTTGTCATCTGCCCAGTCTTGATAAGTTTCAGACTTAATCAAAGCGAAAGGATTGATTGGATGCTTTGGAGTATCACTTAAGTGACTTGTTGTAACTGTGATGCTTCTATCTGAAACGCTAAGAACAGTCTTATTGCCATTAAACTTAGCGCCAGCGCCTTCGACGTTAATCGTCTGGCCGACGTAATACTCATTCATGATATTTGTATCGAAGTATAAAGTTCCAACTGTTCCCACATTGGAGTGAGCTACAGCGAAGTTTGTGTTAGCCCATAACATTGGAAGTAGGACTGCATCTGCGGCATCTGCCACTTCTTGAATTGTAGCGTCTGGATATAAGCTGCCAATGCCAAGAACACTTTTCATCTCGGCTACTGTAGTTAATGCCATCTCATATCCTTTCTAAAGACTGGGAGTGGAGCAAGGGCTGCGCCCCACTCCCAGCGACTTAGGGTGTTACTTATGCCTTGTTGTTCTTGAACGCACCAGCAGCAACCTTAGTTGCGATTGCTCCGAAGCCGTAGTAACCGATAGTTACTTGACCTGCTGCTGTTGATTCTGCACGTAGGCGATATGTTGGTGACTCATACCATGTGTAAGCATCTGGGTTTACGATGAGGATTGTTCCATCGCCATCTCCGCCGTTTGTTGGATCAACGTATAGGTTGAGTCCTGCAACGTTACCTGTGAGTGATGTTGGAGCTACTGCGCCGCCAGCGTTCATTGGATTTGTTGCTGTGTAGATTGGACGACCTGCATCATTTAGACCCATGATGTTTGCCCATTGTCCTGTTGATACGACCATGTTGCGAGCAAATGGGTTTGGAAGTCCTGCTGTTGCACCATATACAGATGCAGCGCCGCGGCCTACCATTGCGATAAGTTCTTCTTTTGTTGGGTATGTTGCAACTGTTGTCGCATCAAGTGTTGCACCTGAAATAAGTGCTGCGTTCACTGCTGAGTTTGTTGCCTTAGCATAAGCAGCAGCCATGTTGCGAACGAGTTCATCGAAGAACGCTGGAGATGTACGATCTAGCAATTCAACAGAGAATGTCTGTTGTCCTGCATACTTCTGTACTGTTACAGATAGGAAAGATGAGTTCTGATCTGTGTCGCTGAATGCGTCACCTTCTGGCTCAATAGCAACTGTTGGCATCTGTGTAATCTTTGGGATTTCAAATGTCATACCTGCATCAGGAAGCACTCCACGTGAGATTGCATCGATTGATGGGCGGATTGTTGTACCGAGTGGGTTGATAATTTCAGACAATTGACGTGTTGGTACTAGACCTGCGTTGTCTGATGTGTCTGCTGCTGCAAGTAGGTATTGACGAGCTGACTCATCACCTAGTGCTGCGCGGATTGTGTTCTCTGCATACTTTGCAGCTGTTACTTCAATACGTGGCTTTGTGTAAGCCATTGCTGTTACAGTTGGGCGAGCAGCTTCAACCGCTGGTGCTTCAACTGGTGTTGCTTCGACGGCTGGAGTGGTATTTTCCACGTTGGCTATCTCGCTTTCTGTTGGTTGGGTTGTTTCTTCTACGGCAGATTCTTCCGCCGCTATATCAGTAACTTGTGCAGACTTAAAGGCTGGCTCTGTTACTAAACTTACTTCGACCAAGCGAGCAGCGGACACATAAGTCACGCCATCCTTGATCTTGGACTTTAAAACTTCAGCACCGATGCTGAGTCCTGATTGCAATCCTTCTTCTGCAAGGATTAAAGCTTCTGTACCGCGTTGTGAACGGCTAATTGAGAATACTGCGTTGATTGCATCATCTGATTCTGAGAAACTTACTGCGCGGCCTAAAGGGCGCTTAACGTCATGCTGGCTTAGCAGCTTGATTGACTTAGGCTCTGGAATCTCGATTGATCCTGACTCGAAAATTACCTTGCCATAATTTGTCGAACCTGCTTCAACATTCAATGGCACAATCTTGCCAGAGATGGTGCGGCTAGCGGAATCCGCTGTCAGTTCAGCCGTAAGGGTTACGATTTGTGTCATTCCATACCATTGCTTCCATTAGGTGATAGGTCTGTCATTTCCATAGCTTGTTCTGTTGTAATAAGGCCAAGCGATAGCAATTTTTCAATTACTAGAAGTTCTGCAAGTGGATCAGTGCGCAAGAAGGTCTTATCAATATCAAACTTGACCACATGACCGCGAGCAGTAATATCATCCATAGATAAGCGATCTTCAATTGCTGTAATGAATGGTTGCAAAGATAGGCTTAGGAATTGCTTGCGCTCATCTTGTACGTTGGAGTACGTCATACTGTTATTCATCTCAGCAGAAACATAATAAGCAGGTACATTGCAAAGGCGAGCAATCTCAGTAGCAAGATTTTGGATTGCCTCGTTATACATCATTTCTTTAGGAGAGAATGAAACTGGTGTGTACTCAAGAGTAGAAGTCAAGTAAGCAGTTGAACGATTATTGCGAGCGTTCTTCCATGCAGCTAGTAATCCTTGTACTTCTTTAGGATCAAGGTCTGCTCCATTGTTCTTAATGTAGCCAGTAGCCATTGGAGTGCCTGCTGCAATAGCAGCGGCCTTCTGTACATCAATTGCAGCGCGGATTGTTGAAGCACCGCTGTTTAGGATTCCATCGCCTAATGACTGGAATGTGATAAGTGAACCTAAGCCATCCATCGGTAATGTTGTGCCATCGACTGCGTAAGATTTGACAAATACATTATCTTTATCAAGTGTTGCAGTTACGCGAGAGTTAGCAATCCACTCAAAGCGTGAAGGGCGACCATCTTCGTTATAGACTTCCACAACTTTCCAGAAGGCTTGTCCATAGAACAATAATGAATCAACAGTCCAGGCGATTGTTACTGATCGAGGCTGTGAGTAAGAAGGTTGCTCCATCCATAATGGTGAGCCAATCTCTTCATTTGTAGATTTGCGATAAAGCTCTAAAGGAATTGCACCGATTGTGCCTGCAAGTAAATTGCGGCATCGTTGTAGCGCTGGAATCGAGATTGCTTCGTTTCTACCAACATAGGCAAATTGAAACGGCATTGCAAAAGGCGAGTACTCACCTAAAACTTGAGGGGCGGACTGCGCTTCGAGGATTGGTTTAGTTTGTAATCCGAATGTTTGCAGTATACGACCCATGTTTACATATTAGCACACTTTGTCCAATATTTGACAATTAGGGTGTGTTGTGTCTAGGCAATAATTTGAGGCTTAGGCGCTGGAAGCATTAGCTTGGAAACAACCATTGCCAAGCCAATAGGTGCTGAGATATCGCCAGCGGATTTTCTCTTAATAATTCGCCATGCAGAGTCATTGACCTTTGCTGCACAGTTATTCATCTGCTGGATCAATTCTGCCTGTCCATTGTGAACCACACGATGATTTACTAAGCCTTCTAATAAGTCACCACAGGCTTTGTAGAACTGCTGGCCTGATACATCCTCTGTCATTACACCAGCCTGAGAGAGTCTGTCTGCAATCGTCTGAGTGGCGTATTTGTCATAGCAGACTAATCGAGGTTTATAAATGTCGCACCAGGCTTTAATGCTGGCTGCCATCTTCAATTCATCAATTGCCATCTGTGAGCTGTAGGTTTCTAGGATTCCAATGCCGATTCGACCATCTGGCAATAATTGACCTGCGACCAGCGATCCGTTACGCCTTGAAGGACTGACATCGAAAGCAAAGACTGTATATGCGCCCACAGCCATTTCAAGTGTGTTATCTGACGTTTCTTCCAATACGCCATGAGGCCAGGGCGATTGCAACGAGTCAATCCATTGACAAAGCGTTTCTGTTCTTGTCTGCTCGATTGGGTTAGTCGCTATCGCTTCCTCAATCGATTCTTTTGTAATTATGTAGCCGAGTGCTGGATTGCTAGGTGCTACAGCACTCTTCCAAAAGTAATCGCTAGTAATATCAATCTTGCAATACTGAGGCGCTGAGTATTCGTAATAACCAAATGTCTCTGGCGGATAATCCTTGGCGCGTTCGACTAAGCCATTAAGGACTGAACTAAAGTGATCACCAGCATTGCTAGTCAAGAATGTCTGTGCATTGGCACGTGCTCTAGTAACTGGCACAGCTGCTTTATAGCCATCTTCTGAGATTTCACGGATTTCATCCACCCATAAATAATCGGCAGTTCTGCCTCTGGGACTTGAACTGTTATCTGAGATAACATCGAGTGTTGCGCCATTGAGCAGCTCTATTCGCTCGCCACCATTGGCATAGCGGATTGCTTTTGTCATTGCTTTAAGTTCCGGCGTTGATTCTATGATCCATGCAATCTCTCGAAAGAGCATCAAGGATGTTGCTCGGTTAGCAGACATGATAATCAGCTTCTTTTCATCGCCATAGAACATGCCCCAGATAATGCGTACTCTGCCTAAGTGGGATTTACCATTCTGACGAGCAATAAGTAACAGACAAGTCTTGCGACGATATTTATTGTTCTTATCCACGCTCATCATATCTTTAAGCACCCATTCCTGATATGGCATGAGCTTGTCCATCTTTAGACGATCAACCATATCGAGGATTTCTTTATAGCGAGATTTGCCCTTAAGAAGTGGGCTGTGAACCCTCGGTTCAGTTGCCCCTCGTAGCGGCTGGGTCTTCTTGGGTTTATCTGTCATTGACTTGGATTAGGTCGAATCTTAAAAGGACTGTCTTGCATCGGTTCGGACTGCATCGGGGATATACGGGATGAAAAGACAGGGGGGGTAGCCGCTTGTGCTAAAAAAACGCCCTCATCCTTGCTTGACTTACGTAAATTACAATCCCTACACAACACTTGAAGGTTATCAAGATCGTGAGTGCCACCATTCTTACGGCTAATGATGTGATCGACCTGCAAGTTCTCATCGTTGCCACAGTACCTGCATTGCCTGCCATCTCGAGCGAACACACGCTCTTTGTGATTGCGATACTTACGGCTATTTAATTTATCTAGTGCCATCCCTTATGCTTCCAATGTTCTAAGGCTTTGCATGTATTGGGTTGGATACCTTCATGTGTCATAGTGTATCCGTATCTATGGCCTATGTATCGTAAGCCCCAATCAATCTGTTGTAATGGATTAGCTGTACGTAACCACTCACTCTTACCTTGAGGTATCCCATACACTTGATGTGTACCACCTAGATTACCTACTGCTTTCCAATTCCATGCACTTTCTTTTCCGTACAATACAGCTACACATTTGTACAATTTAACTGTTAATTGTCCTTTAGCATATTGCTTAGATGTTATGCGTTTTGTTGGGTCGTTTGTCGCCCCTTGAGCTGATCCAACGGAGAAGCATAGAGCTATCCCGATAACGATTGCTACCGAGCGAACTAGCCGCTTAGCGGTTCGCTCTGAGCCCCTGGTGGGCTCTAGCCCTCTGAGTGTAATTCCTCTGTCAAGTTTGTTGAGCATGGCTTCCTAACTAATCTCATTATATGGACAGTGATTTAGGTCACATCTATATCATTTACTCCTAACTAAGCGCCGCTCGGCATATCTAGCTTTATGACATTTACTGCAATTCTTGTAAGTAACACCCTCTGCTTTGCCTGGTATTTCAACATCATAATCATGACCATAAGGACATTTATTAGGATCAGTGTTGAACAGTTTGATAAGCCCTCTTCTTGTGTTTTCTTTGCTAGTTACTTCTTCAAGATGTTCTGGATTTAGGCAGTTCCTAACTTTGCAAAGATGATCAACCTGAGTATTTGTGCCTAACTTGGATTTCATTACAGCAAATGCTAATCGATGAACTAAATACAATCTGTCGCCTATTGAGAATCTTCCATAGCCATCATCTATCTTCCCCATCCATAACCAGCAGGATTCAGTTTTATTGACCTTTATCCAGAATCTATCTGGAAGTACATCTATTGCGTTGTAATTCAATGAATTAGCAGCCATTATTTATCGCCCTTGTCATTTGTATAGAAGCCCTTTCCCTTAAACACTAAGCCAGGTACTGAATAGATGCGATTGGCCTGTGCACCACAATCTGTGCATCGAACTAAGTCATGATCCATAGATAGTTCTAACTCCATTTGTGTATTACATAATGGGCAGCGATATTCATACATTGGCATTATCGGTTTCTTTCTCACAGGTCTTACACTCCATCTTCTCAATGATCCAACTACCACATTTATTGCATCGGATGGGATTTAACTCTAAAGGTATCTTGTCATAACCTGCTCTGAGCAGTAGCTCCACCAGAGCGTGTAATGGTAATAGTGCCGCATACTCAGACACTAATGTCCCTTGACCATTACAGCGAAGAACAACTACCCCAAGTTTCCCACTCTTAGCTGTTCTTGCCTTGCTCTGGCGAAGCCATGCTAGAGGCTGGAACTTAGCAACACCCTTAACTTCCACATCGAATGGAAGATTAACAATGTCACCAGACGGATCAGCCCCTCGACCGACTGTAGCGTAGTGCCACCACCCCCTCAAGTAGTCAGCTACTAAGCGTTCAGTCGCTAATCCTCTATTCCTGCGGTGATTCGTCATTGGCCTCTTTGGATGTCTTTAATGCTATATGGCTAACTGCGTGGCATCTCATACAGGTGAGAAACACTTTGTCATTAAACTCTGGAGTAATAGCCACAGGCTCATTGCAAAGATCGCAATAGATAACAATATCCTGCGGTTCTTCGAGCTCTCCGCCCATGATGGTGGCTGTGCCATTATCAAATATTACCATTTCAGCCAAGATACTTCTCCAATTCTTTTTTCAAAGACTCCAAATAGGTATCATAATTTTGACGTTCTTTATGAACCGCTTTGAATATCTCACCTGCTACATAATTATCCCAAAATATAGGCACATTAAACACTTCGTGAGTTAGATGGTTCTGAATGTGCTCAATAACAGTTAATGCTGAGACTTGATTAGGAAGTTCTATTTTTTTAGGCATTACGCTCTCACCTTCTGTGGTCGCCAGTTTCCTTCTGGACTTATCTCATACCAGATAACATCTTCACCCTTTGGGCATCTGTTCATCTCACCAGTAGCTGCTGCCATGCACTTAAAGTGACCCCAAGGCTTATTGGCCTTTGTCATTCCATGCGCCCAGTGCATCTCACCATGAGGACATCGAGGTACATCCTTGTCAGTTGTGCCGCCTATAATGTCTTTGACTACAGCGACTGCTTCTGCTGATGTGCTTGGTGCAGCAACTGTCTTTATTGTCCAAGGGTCAGCTTCATTCACGACAGGGATATATTTCTCGGGTTTAGGTTCTGCGAGTTTCGCTCTTGCCATGTCTTGGACTGTTGGCTTGTGTGTTGTTTCCAAGACGAGTGAGAGTGCTCTGCCAATCGCTGACGTGACAGTATCCTCAACGTAAAACTTACGCATCGAAGCATTAAACGTACTTGCATCTCCAAAAGCGTAATCGACAGCAGCAGGAAGCGTATCTTCATGCTCGCGGTAAATCTGAGCTGATATGAGTACATGACCCTTCTCAGCATTGAATTGAATGACATCTGTAACAATCCTTCCGACTGGGTAAGCAACCTGAAATCTACGGATGCGTGAATTAACATCCTCGTAATTAGATAAATCAAACATATAGTTCATCTCCAGTACTTTGTAGTTCGAGCGCAATGCTGAGATAACAGATTGCGTCTAAATATGAGTCAAGATGATTGGGTGATTCTGTGATTCTTGCAAGTTTGACTTCGACCATAAGAAGTGCAGCTTGAGCGTCTGTGATCTCGTGATTGAGTAAACTGGAAAACCTTGCAGACTGCCTTGCAAAATTAACTTTTGGGTGACCATAGATTTTCCCACGATCTTGAAGCGTGTCGATTGCATTGATAAGTGCCTCAGTTGCTCTCATCGACCAACCTGCTCTATCTGCTTTCTAAGAGCTTTACGGCCATCGACTACTCCTCTGTCATAGCCAACTTCTTGACCCCAACGGAATGAGAAGTACAGCGCAATACCTATGCCCACTACTGTAAGAATTGTTAAAGAGTTCATTGCTTTGCCCTAACTGCCCCAATGCCCTTGATTGGGTACAGGATTAGTGTCGCATTTAATTGGGGTACGTCAAGTACATTTCAATAACGAAACGGCAATAATTCTGACGCATCCATCTGATCATCTATGTCGGTTCGCACGTCATTAACGAGCGCGCCCATATCTCTTACCTGACACAACGAAAGTACCATCCTTCTCAAGGTTAATGAGGCTGACCTGCACGTTTGCGCCAATCTCCTCAATGATTATGAACGCTTGCTGCCAGTTCATCGTGCCTTTAGTGTAATGAGCCTGCCTGACATCCATCAGATGCCCTGCTTCCCATCCCCTTAGAATACGCCCTATACGGCCACCA